CAGCTGGCGTTGATCATAGAACACTGCCTGTCGCTTGGCTTCGGCCTTTTCGTCTGCATCAGTGGCTTCGTCAGCCAGCTTGGCCCACTTGCGATACTCTGCCTGCAGCTCCTTGCGTTCAGCAAACCAGCGTGTGAGCACGCCTGGTATCAGTCCCTGCTTGCCATAATCAAAGATGGTACCGTTGGCACTCAGAGTCAGCTGCTTGCCGTTGTTCCATACCAGATCGTAGACTTCTTTGGCAGTGACCACCACTTCGTTGCCATCTTCAAATGCTATGGTCACCGGCGTGTTGTTCTGTTCCATCACTGCCTGATATTCCAGCGTGCCGAACACGCTGTTCCAAGCGTCAGCAAATGTCTTCTTCTGTGCTATCTGTGCTTTGACAAACTGATCTGTGAGTTCTGGTTTGATCTGACCCACGATGGTCTCTGTGCTCATGTTCAGCGCACGGATCACTGAGGGATACAGGCTGTTGATGTCCACGCCGCCGATCCAGTCGTGCATGCCTGGCTTGGGATCTGCCACGTAAGCACCCACCACTGAACCGCCCATCTCTGACTCTTCGTCCCAGCGTGCCTGCTTTTCTTCTTCGGTTTCACGTATCCTTGCTGGTACCATGAGATCCATGTCATGCGCTGCGTTCACGATGGCTTGGTCAATCAGCGCCACAGCGCCCATGGTTGTCTGCAGCAGCACACAGTTGGTGTGTGCGATGTTGTTGGCCAGCTCGATGAACTTGAGCTTGGCGTCAATCTTGACCAGCAGCATCACGTCCTGCCTGCTGTACTCAATGAACTTCTTGAAGTCATTGTTGTAGAGCTGATCCAGCGTGCCTTCATACTGCGTCTTGTGATCACCAACTTCGTACTCGCCGATGGCATCCAGGCGATATGAATGCATCTCGTGATAGGTATGCTTGCGATACAGCTGCAGATAATCCAAGTGGCAGCGACCAACCAAGTCATAGGTCACTGTCTCGCGACCATAGCTCTCATATTCTCTCTTCTTGGGATACTTGTTCCATAAGCACAGTCGTGCTGTCTCGGATTTGCCCAAGACCTGCACGATGCGATTGTAGATGTAGGGAATGTCAAAGCCTTCTGAGTTCCATCCTGTGAGGATGTCACAGTCTTCGATCAGCGTGAGGAATATGTCCAGCAGCTCTTTCTCATTGGCACACAGCATGGTGTCTGAAAACTGATCGCAGATGTCCTGCGCTACCTGATGGCTCATCTTGCGCGGCTTAAGCACCAGCGTGATGTTGCGTTCCATCCAGTTGAGATAGAGGCTGATGGCAGTGATCTGGCTGAAAGCATCTTCGGGCGTGCTGAATCCTCGCAATGGATCAAAGTCAGTCTCAATATCAAAGAAGCCCACGTTCAGCTGAGGTGCTGGTGCATCGCGATAGTTGTCATAGAGACAGCGGAAGATGGGATTGATATCGCTCTCATGCAGCTTGCCCTTGGGCAGCACACCCAGCTCGCGCTTGAATTCCTTGTCCTTGTTGGTCTGGAACTTTTCCAGCTTGGTGCCAAAGATGCTGGTATACTTGCCTCGCTCTGAGGGCCAATATACCACGTATTTTGTTGGATGTTCTGTGAGCACTCTCCTGCCATCTGGCAAGCGTTCTGCCACAAAGATTGTGTTCTTCTCACGGTCGATTATCGCGTCGACGTAGCTCATTTTTACCTCCTTGCCGCTTGTGGCCGGCGAACCTTGCTGTGTGCTGACTTGCCCAGTCAGACCAGGGTCTTGTACGTGTCACTATTATACCAAGCAGCAGCATCAGACACAATGTCTCTGAGATTTTTTATTGGCTGCCAGCGTAGGTCTCGTTGTATTAAGTCCGTGTTGGCCAGGGTGAACGCAGGGTCGCCTGGGCGCCGAGGACTGATCTCATAGTCCACAGGCTTGCCAGTCATGATCTCCACTGTCTTCAACACTTCCAGCACGCTATAACCCTGACCGCTGCCTATGTTGTAGGCCCAAAATCCAGGATTGCTCAGCAGCCATGCCATGCCCATGACATGTGCACGAGCTATGTCGCTCACATGCACATAGTCCCTGACACAGGTGCCGTCGGCAGTGACGTAGTCACCACCATACACATGGAATTTCTCACCTCTGAGTTGGCTTTCCATGATGCGTGCTATGATGTGCGTGGCACCAGGTTCCTGCCCAAGATTGGCCTTGGGATCAGCACCCACTGCGTTGAAGTAGCGGAAGGCCACTGCGTTGAGACCGTAGGCTGCGCAGTAATCCCTGAGAATCATCTCACCAACCAGCTTGGTACGACCATAGGGATTGACAGGATTGAGAATGCTGTTCTCACGAGCAGCATCCTGTCCGTCACTGTACACAGAACTGCTGCTGCTGAAGATCACGTTGTTGATCTTGTGCTTGCGCATGTGATCCAGCAGCGTGAGCATGCCTGCCACGTTGGTACCATAATAGCGTGCAGGATCTGTCATGCTGGGCCCAACCAAACTGGCAGCTGCACAGTGTATCACTGCCTTGGGCCTCACAGTGGATATGGCATGCAGGGCTTCGCCACTGTCATAGCTGTTGTGTATGACATCGTCAGCCCATTGATGTGTGTGCGTGAGTGCTCGCGCACGATTGTCAATCAACAACACCTTGGTCTTGGTGGTGCGCTTGATCTCAGCAGCTATGTGGCTGCCCACATAGCCGCATCCACCAGTTATGGCGATCCAATTGGCCATCAGTTGCGATTGGCGATGAGCAGGATCTCTTCGATCTCGTCCAGTTCCTCGCGACCGTCTGCCAGCGCATCACGGTTTTCCTGCATCTTGTAGGCCACCCGGATGGCCTTGTTCAGCACTGTTTTCTTGATCTCGAGCTCGCCTGCGATAGCATCCACGGTCTCCTTGAGACCTTCTCGCAGTGTTTCAACGTCGCGTGTGATGGCTACACCTTGGTTGATCAGTTCTTTTACCTTGGCCTTGTCGCTCTCGCTGAGGCTGCCGATGCTCATGTGAATCTCCAAAAAAATTGTAATCAGTCTTATCAGTTTAAGATTGGGCTAGTAGTTTGTCAACTACGCCTAGCAAAGCTGCTGCTCAAAGGTATGATATTGCGTTGGCTGCTCTGTAGCGCATTGCGACCTGAACCAAGTGCTGCTGATAGGCTAAGCCTATACGGAGAATGCTGTGCTTCTCCCAGCTGCATGGTAACCGTGGTAGTGCTGTTACCACCTCCCATGTTAACGCTGGTGTAGGTGCTGGCTGCATACATGCCATACATCTGCACCATGTTATTGCGAGGTATCCAAGTCACGCCATTGGTGCTGGTGAAATAGGTGTACTGCGTGAGATCGCTATAGGATCCAACCACCCAATGGTCCTGGAACCACATGGCTGATCTGAAATAGTAGCCATTGAGGCTGTACTGTGACCAACCAGTGCGATCATTGCTGCTGATCAACAGCCTGCTGCTGGTAGCTACCAACTGTCCTTCTGGGCTGGCTGCGATGCTGACAAAATCAACCAATGGCGAAGACGTGACCGCACCACCAAGGTTCATGTTTACTGTGCTGGTGCTGCTGGGCGGCGTGCGAGCTGTGACAGTGGTGCTGCGCACCGTGCAGAAGAATGGACTGCTGTTCCATGTGGGATCACCGAGGTCAGTGGTATTGATGATCACCCCTCGCCCACTGAAGTACAGGGTACCTTGGTATTCTGCAACATCATACAGTGGCCTATTGCCGTAGCTCGCAGGAATGACCACCTGCACCCAGGTGTTGGGATCTGGCACGTTGCCGCCGCCTACCCAGTTGATGTTCTCTGTGTACCAGATGTCAGGCTGCCCGCTGGCATGACCCACAGCTACCCAGGCACTGGTGCTGACGCCATTGACAGTGATGTTATCAAAATAACGCACATTGTGGAACCAGCTATTGGTGCAGGGGTGCGTGAACGCCTGATCCCAGGTGTAGGGGCTGCCGCTCTCGTTGATGAGGATCTGTGCGATCTGGTCACCTAGCTCATATTCGCCTGGCAGCGTGTTATCATCATTATAGATGCGAGATCCTGCAACAGCAAACAGCGACCTGGCACCATCGCCATTCCTGCCCCAACTGATGCCCAGCGCGGTGAAATTATTGTCTAAGAGACGTGTGTTGGTCCATGTGCCCAGATCGTAGCTGGTGCTGGCCCAACCGCTGTCACTGATGGCTACAAACACGTTACCTGTGGCCGTGGTTGCTATGCCCTGTGCACGCATGCCAGGTGGGAATGGCTGTGCTATCTCAGACGAGTTGCTCCAAAGGTAGCCATCCGTGCTGACGGTCACACCACCAACGCCTATGACGCGATCATAGCGTTGGCCTGCACCAATGAGGATGCTTGAAGTGCTCATCTCTGCTCCCTGACCTGATATTTATGGGTCACTTGATGCCAATCTTCATCCAGCGCACATAGTGATCGTCAGGATCACGCAGCGGTATGCCGCCGAGGAACAGCGTCTCTGCTAGCGGATATTGCTCATCAAACTCAGCTAGGTTGTTCACCGTGTTGAAACTATTCTGCGGTTCATTGCTGCGTCCCTGTAGAGCTACCCAGGTACCCCTGGGTATGCGATCAAGCCAGCCGGCATTGCGCATGTTGTTGGTGCTGTTGTTGATAACCAAGCTGGGATCTTGCACATCGTAGTTTAATCTGTTGGCATCACCTGCTATGCTGATCAATCGGCCCTGCTTGTACAAACGGGGCATCAATCTCTTGCTGGCTGCCAGAAATTCTGGATTGAGATCTACATCCACCATGGTGTGGAACGGAACCTGCTTGATCAGCATGAACAGTGCCATGTTACCATACCAGCTGCCCAGTGAATATACCTTATTGAATTGCTTGATGTTTTCTTCCTGCATTAGGCGTTTTAACACGCTGCACATCCATAGCTTGCTGAGCTGCAGGCTTGGTGTGAAGCTGCCTTCTAGCGTTTCTGGGGCGGATTCCGTGATCATGTTGTATTTAAGGTCAAAAGGAAGGGGCGCACCGCGCCCCTGTCCACACCAATCTGCGCAATCTGGCAGTTACTTGGTGGTTATCTGTGCGAACGTCTTCTTGACTTCTGCTTTCTGAGCAGCTGTGAGAGGCACGTAGTCCAGAGCTTGTGCTTCCTTGTCGTGTGCAAAAGCATACTCAAAGAACTTGATAGCGTCTGCTGCAGCTTTCTTGTCGTCTGGAGCTTTGTACATGACGATGTAGCTGGTTGCTATCATTGGCCACGTGCCCTGGAAGCTCTTGAGATTTGGCTCAACTGCCTTGCCATCGCTGCCCAACATCTTTACCCAGCTGAGATTATTGCTCTTGGCAAACGCATATTCTACGTAACCGATGCTGCCGTTGGTCTGCAGCACATTGTTGGCCACACCGTCGTTGCCCTTGGCACCGATCGCACCGCCGACCCACTCCACAGTCTGACCGAAACCATAGGTCTTCTTCCAGTCAGCATTGGCTTCTGCTAGAAAACGTGTGAAGTTCCAAGTGGTACCCGAGCCGTCTGAACGGCGGATCTTGATGATCGGAAGGTCTGGTAGCTTGATTGCAGGATTGAGCGCAGCTATTTCTTTGTCGTTCCAGCGCTTGATCTTTTCCATGTAGATCTTGGCCATTATGTCAGTGTTGAGCACTAACTTGCCTGCTTCTACTTCCTTGAGGTTTACTACTGGCACGATACCGCCAATGATCATTGGAAACTGTACCTGGCCCTTCTTGTCCAGATCAGCAGCACTTACTGGGATGTCTGTGGCACCAAACGTCACTGTCTTGGCGTCAATCTGCTTCATGCCTGCGCCAGAACCAATGCTCTGATAGTTTAGCTGGTCGCCGCTGACCTTCTTGTAATCATCAGCCCACTTGCTGTAGATAGGGAATGGGAATGTCGCGCCTGCACCTGTGATGTCACCGGCCCATGCTGATGTAGCCACCACTGCAGCTACCACTGATAATGCGATTTTCTTTAGCATCTAGGTTGTCCTCTCCTGTTGGTATTCCGAGGATATTTAAGAACCCTAAGATGACAATACGATTACAATATGATGACAAACGGTGTCATAGTTGCCTGATGTAGGATCTTATTGGATCATCCATGCGGCGAGCGATGCGCTTCACAGAGAATATACCATCTGTGCTCACTGGGGCCCACTGATACACGAAGTTATGAGGCTGCCAGAATGTCAGTGCGCTGTTGCTGCGCACAGCATCTATGAATTCTGTGTGCATGATGTCGTGGCTGTTGTGATTGAATGCGCAGTAGGGGGTAAGGAACGGTGATCGACCAGAGAGATGATAGGCTAGCGTTGGAAAGTAACATTCTTCTGCAGCCCAATCAAACCATAGCTGATCATAGCTGTAGTTGGCCATGCTCCAATCCACGATCTCTTGGAACAGCTCCCTGCTCCACCAGCTGCCTTCGATGAGATTGCCCAGATAGTTGTGGAGGTCGCTGCCGTCAAACAGATCCTTGAACAGCCGATCCCGATAGGCATTGCGCAGTGCAGGCCATGCCATCTCATGCGGTTGACTATCTGGACCAAACCACAGCGCATAATCTGACTGCGTGATGCGATCGTTAAGACCTTGGCGCACGAACAGCTCGTTGGTGTGCATCACCGCAAAGTAGTCAAACTCTAGCTTGTTGGCCACTGCTACTTGGAAATTCATGATGTGATGCACGATGTGTGCATTACCATGCTTGCTGGTTATCCTATGCGGATTCAACCACACACCAGGAGTCTTCAGCTGAGCTGGATCAAAATCCGACCATGTGGCGTTGGCCATGATGATGAACTGATGATGCTCGCCGTTCCACTTGCGGGCATTGGCTATAGCATCATCCAGCACTGCTTGGTTCTCATGTGCAGGAATGCTGAAAAGTATGGTCTTCATCGTAGTTCCAGCAGCTGATCCAAGCAGTCATCATCGCGCCGAATGTTTATGGCCACTGCGCTAGGATAGGGATTGGTTGGTGCGAAATCATTGATCACTATGCGGCGGGCATGATGCAGTCCCATGATCAGGCCGCAACCCTCAAAGCCCAGATCATCCAGCATCCGCCTTGTAACAGGTTCCAGTGCTGCCTGGCGCGCAGTGGTGAATATGATCTGGCAGCCCCGCGACTTTGCAGCCAGCAGCGTGTTCACGTTATTGGTCAGAGGTTCGACCACAGTACCATAGGCCTGAGGACCGTGCGCGGCTTGATTGCGTATCAGTGTGCCATCAATGTCACAGAATATGGTAGGCTTGTCGTTGAATCTCTGCCAATCTGCCTTGGTACCCAGATCCACATAGTTGCTCACGCGGCTAACTGGAAACACGTGATCCTTGCTGATCAGATGATCGATCACGCTGCTGATGTAGATCTCATCCAATCTGCTGTGCTTGATGTCATCATAGGCAGTGACAAAAGCATGTGCGCTCACGAACTGATAACCACCAACACAGAACAGATCGCTGATGATCTTCTTCTCCATGATGTTGGTCACCATGTCCCAGCCATTGACTTCTACGTAGCTCTTGTTGGCAGGGGTGCGGAGATCTGGATGGTTGACCAAGCAGTCAACGAACAGCCTGTTGCCTGGTAGCAGAGGTTCGTGCACAAACAGGCTGTCGCAGTCCCTGACGAGGAAGCTGCCTGTTATGCCAGCCTGGTTCAGTGTTTGGTATATGGTCTCAGCAGGTCCACTGGTGGTCTCTGGCAGGATCACTATGTTGATGGCATCGCCAAGCATGCTGCGCAGCTGTGCAGCAGCACCATGCTGCTGATCGTGTTGCTGCAGTATCACCACATGCACGCGATGATCATTGGCGTAGGCCTTGGCTACCAGCTCTATCATGCCCCTGCCCAGATAGTCAGTGAGCAGATATTTGGGTCGCATGTTAGGGAAGCGTGTGCTCAGTCCAGCACAGGGTATTATGATGTCCATAGCCTGGCTATCTCCTTGCGTATCCAGTCAGTGTCTTGTGCATTGCGAGCATAAGGCAGAACACGCAGCAACATCAAGATAATGAGATGTGGATCAGCTGCCTGTGGATATAGATCTGATATCTCTTTGCGCAGCATCCACAGCTTGCCCTGCAAGCGTTCCGTCCTGTTGCGCATGAACCAACCACATTCCAAGTCCTGCATCAGCTTGGCTATGTCAAATATCCAGCTGTCATACTCTGTGGTTATGGGATCAATGAGATAGAACCTACCATCGCTGCCATATAGTATGTTGTCCATGGTGAAGTCGCCGTGATAGTTGCTGCTTTTGAGCTGGCAGGGCAAGCGTGCTAGGAGCTGTTCCGGAGCAAATCCCAGTGCAGCCCACTGCGTTTCTAGCGCGGGATTGCCGAGCTTCTGCACATACACGTCATAGTAGTCTTTGCTGACCGAATCAGCATCTAACATGCCTATCACATCTGATATCCAATGCAGTAAACTGTCACAGGGATTGTGCAGCAGCCAACTGACCATGTCGGTGTGCCTGATGTAGCTCATGTCATAGTGATCAGGGCCTTGCGCCAGAAGTTCGGGCATGGCAATGCCTGTGTTGGCCAATCCATGATGACGCTCTAGATTGCGTGCGATGTTACCAGATTTACGCACGAACCTGCGATCACCGTCCGTGATCAACAGCACTTGGCTGCCACTATAACCCTGTAATATCTCAACGATGTCTGACACCAACGTGTTTAGTGCCTAGCTGAACCTGCTGTCAATCTTCCTGAGCTAGGTCCTTGAGAAAGCTGTTGATGTCCGCCTCGCTGTATCCCAGCAATCTACCCAGCTCTCTGTGATAGTCGGCTGTGGGGTTTTGGCCATTCTTGTTCATGTCATAGATCAGCTGACCTATGCGCTTGACCCTGGCTTCCTGACCAGGCTGCCCTATCACATAGTAGTTCACATCCATGTTGGGCAAGCGCCATTTCTGCTTGATCCAATCATAGTGCTCCATGTTGGGTTCGTACATCTCTTCATACTGGCCCATGTCAAGGAAGGTCACAGCAGGCTTGGTACGTGCCTTCATCATGGCCAGTTCGTTCTCAGGCGTGCCATGCGGAGGACCACCGCCTTCTTCCAGCGGATTCTTGGTCACCATGTAGTACATCTTGGTGTTAGGTGGGAATTCAAAGTGTGATTCTCCCCTGACTCTGGCCTGTGCCATGGCTGCCTTGAAGTGGCTCTCCCACCACTTGCGATTGCGATAGTCTTTGATACCCAGATAGCTTCTGGGATCTTCCTTGCGCAGAGCCTGCCATTGATCAGCAGTCATCTCTTCTGACTCGTGTGCCTTGGCACGACCCCTGCGCATGTTAAGCTGCCAGCGTGCTAGCTGCCCCTTGCGACCTGATGCTTTGGCTGCTTTTTCTAGCTGTGCCATGGTAGCTCCCTTGGGGATGCCGTGGCGCTGGCTGTCACCCTTGCGACCAGGACCCTTGCCATCTGCGAAGTTCTCGCTGAGGTTGTCACCTATCATCCATACCTTGGCTGGAATCTTGAGGATGTAATTGGCATATCCCAAGCGTGTCTTGCCACCGATCAACCACAGCCTATCGCCTGTGTTGAGGATGATTGGCATCTCCACGGATCGTTCACGGAAGGCTTGTTCAGCTCTGGCCGCCTTGCCAGGTCCGCCTGGGTCTTGGTCTGATCTCAGAGCATGCATCAATGATGCTTCATCATGTGGAGAGTTCTCTATGTCAAGTGAGTGATCTGCGGGAATCGTGACCACCCTTCCCTGTTGTGCTGTGCGTAGCCAAGTAGCCTTGTCAGGGAAATGCTGCTGTAGATACTGCCGTACTTCGTTAGGCACGCCGGCAGCCTTGGATTGGAACGGTATCTCTTCCCACTCAAAATCAAGGTTTGGTTTGGTCCATGTGATTTGCTTGTCTTGTTCTTCTTCATTGACTGGCTTGGCATCAATTGCGATCCACGCAGGACCCTTGTAACCATCAGGAAACTGTTTGAAGTGCTGTATGGTCCTGTGCCAACCTTCTATCAGCTCATACTGATCGCCTACCTTCTTGAGTATCACGGGTTCATCCCTGACACCACCTTGCTGGGCTGCCAGCGCGGCTTGCGTGTCATGGCGCTCAGCATCACGAGGTATGCCTGGCATGTCTTGGTGCTCCTTGCCGCCCCATCTTGCCTGTAACTTATCCACGGTCCATGGTGTCAGCCTGTCCATGCTGAACTGGAAATTGGGCACGAACTGCCATTGCGTCTGCGCATCCATGCCTTCTCCGCCTAGCACCTTGTCTACCACGCTCTTGGGAGAATCATCTCCTTGACCAAAATCACCTTTGAAGCTTTGATAAAGCCAATCACGCACCACATAATCGGGCCATGCAGGCAGATAGCTCTTAAGCCATTTCAAAGCAGCATCACGAGTCTCTGTGATCTTGCCAGCACCAAGGCTCTTTTCGATGGCCACAAGCTCTGGCCAATCCACGTCTTCTTCGCGCAGCCTCTGGATTATGTCTGCTACTTCCTTGGTTCTGTTTGCCTTGTAGAGCTTGAGCAGGCTGCGTATCACATCATCCTTGCCATCCTCTAGGTCCACGAAATCTTCTAGATAGTAGTGTAGGCCCCAGTGTTCCAGTGCCTCCAGCATCAGCACCACTTCACTGATGCCAGCATAGCTGAGATTCTTGCTCACTAGCTTGTCGATGATCGAGCTCTTGCTTTGCAGTATGTCCCTGATCCTAGGATCTGGCATGGGTATGCCCACGCTTTCTATCATGTCAGCCATCTGTGCCAGCGCACCATAATCACTGTCGAGGCGCATCTCTTCTAAGAACATGTCAGCTAGGTCAGCCCTGTGCCTATCGAACAGTGCCTTGAGCCTGGGATCGTCATTAACTGTAACACGAGCACTTGCCATGGCATCTAGCGCATCAAAAGGAAAGCCATTGTGGAATGCCTCGTATATTTCTTCGACCAGCTGGTCCATCTTGTCACTGTGATCATCTTCAACCATCACGGATTCTTTGGCCTTGCTCTTGCCCCAGTTCTTGGCACCCTTCTTGCGGCACTGCACCAGAGCACCGCTGGCATAGGCGCTGGGCCATACCTTGTAGCGGCTCTTGACCTTGTAGTAGCAGGCGTCTTGCTTCTCTGCGATCTGGCTGGCTTCATACATGGCACCGCCGCAGTGCGGGCAGGTATGTTCTGCCACGCTCTCCTTGGTCTTCACGTTCTTGGCCTTGCCGTGACGCTCTGGATTGGGATCTTCCCTGCGCTTGCGGCGTGCAGCTGTGGCACGCTTCTTCTTGCCCAGCGCATGTGCCTTGGCTGCTGGCAAGCACTTGGGTTTGCCTTCGCTGTCACTGCCACGAGCACAAGAACCTCTGATCCTGCCATCTGGTCCGAATCGCACCCACTTCTGTTTGAACCAATCTCTGAGATTCTCTTCAAGTAGGTCACCGTTGGCCAGCAGATCAATTGCCTCGTAGAATCTGCTGTCAACCTGCTTCTTGAGATCAGCTATGGCTTCATCTCTGGTACGGCCCTGCTTGATCAGCGTCTTGATCATGCCGTCAATGATGGTCTTGGCCTTGCGCTTCTTGGCTTCTGCGATTGGTTCCTGTGTCTTGACACCAAAGCTGTGTATGATCTGCGGCTTGTCGCCTTCGCCGGGTCTGAACATCATGTGAGGCGTGATACCCTGAGCCGTCATGTCATCGCGCCACTGGAAGATGTCTATGTAAACGTTTCTCGCGTTTAATGCTGTCTGGCCCCAGATCCTGTAGGTCTTGCGCAGCGCATCCAGCATGCCTTCCACTGAGAACGTGCCAGCGCGAGCATTGGTCTGGAACCTCACGAATCCTGCTAGGAAAGCTTCTGCTATCCTCAAGCCGTGTTCGCGGCGCAGATGCGCTTCATGTCCCTGGTATTCAACATATTCAACCTTGCGATTGGGTGTGATCCATCCACCGTACTCGTTCATGTCCAACCAGGCTTCGTCCAGTTTTTCGTCGCTGTCTGCTAGATCTATGATGTCTTTTTTTGGAACCAAGTAGACGTCTATGGTCTTTTGCTTGAGAACGTCTACAGCCTTCTTCATGCGATTAAGACCATCAGCCACTGAAAGATGGCCGTCGTCATTCTTCAAGACCAACAGAGGATAGCTAACGTCAGCGTTCTTCATGCGTTCACGCTGCGCGGGCGTGTCTTCCCACCAATCCAGGTCATGTTTGATCTTGCTAAGTGGGAAATCTTTCTTTAGATACTTGGGATCGCTCTTGGCAAAATCAATCACTGTTTCGACGCTCCAAGTGCGGCCCTGTTCGTCACCAAACTTGCTGCCCTTGAAGTAATCTTTGGCCTCTTCCAACCCAGCTTGCTTTAGTCGATCATAGTAGTAGAGGTTCTCACCCAGATGGTCCAGTGCTATCTCGCGAGCCACAGCGCGATCGGTGGTGTGCTCCAGCTCGATCTTGATGCCCTTTTTCAGCTGGCGTTTGATCTCTGCCACACCCACGGTGTACTGCTTGGCCAGCACTGCTTCTGTGGGGGTGTGGCTGCCTGGCAACACACTCTCGTGCAGTATCCAGGTATCTGGGATCTCGCCATATTGATCAACCCACAGGTCGTGCAGCTTTTGGCCGCTGATGCCGTGTGCCTTGGCCACGCTGGTCATCAAACCATTGATGATGTCGTACACAGCATCCTTGTCATCGGCTTTGCTCTTGATCAATCGCTTGCGGCGAAGCAGCGCGGCTTTAAGCTCTGGCACAGCTTGGCCGTCCTTGCTGTGGTCCATGTTTTCCTTGACTTGGTCGAGCCCTAGAACACGCCGTGAATATGCGGGATCGGTGATGAATCTAGCTGCAGCATCCATGTAGTCATTGATGATATCCATGGTGGTGGGCTCTGGCTGAGGCGACACTTTCTTGGGCTCAGTGCTGGTCGGTACACCTCCCTTGGGCATGATGGTGATGCCACCTGGGCTGTTGTCTCCCATGTCCTGCCCTGTGTAGTCCTCGGGTGGTTCTCCGCCGGCGGGGCCACCGCGATCTCTGGGACCTGGTGGTCTGGCCGCTGCAGCTCTTGCTCGATCCTCGAGATCATACCAAGGCTTCATCTGCTTTTCATATTCTCGTTGATTGATATCTGCTATCTCGCTGCTGAGGCTGGATTGATCAGTGCTGGCCTGGTTGGTCGCAGCTGCAGATCTTGTCTTCTGTGCTGCTGCCAATCTGGCCTTGAGCTGAGGGTTGCGATCAACCTTGGCCATTGTGCTGCTGAGCGCATCAGCAGCCTGTTTGCGTGCTGCTGCCGTGAGCCTGCTGTTCTCATCTGCTGCAGCCATTGCTGCAGCAATGTCTCGCTGTATCTGTGCCAGCTGTGAATCTGCGTCAGTGCCAGCCGCAGCCGTAGGCTGAGCAGCAGGCGTGCTGGGCTTTGAGGTTGGCGCTGTTGCTGCCGCCTGCACGGTGCCGCGGGTCTTGCCTCTGCTGATGTTCCACAGATTGTCATTCCTCGCAATGGTATAGCTGCTGCCGTTGGGCAGCTTGATCTGCTGTCCTGGAACGATGGTTGCATTGGCATCCTTGATCTGTGGGTTGGCTGCGAGCAGCGCATCCAGCTGTGCGTCGCCTGTCTTAGGTGCCTCGCTGAGGCTTGGCACTGAGCTCTTGATCCTCGGTTTGGCTGCAAACGGCTTTTGGTTCTGCACAGCACGGTATTGAGCTGCTCGTGCCATCTTTTCGCGCTGCTCTGGCGTCTTGTCCGCAAACTTGGGATGCTTGCTGGCCTTGAACACTGCAACCCAGCGCTCGACTGGATCCGTGTGAGTGAGACCTTCCTTGATCTTGGAGGGTAGATCACCAGTGAATAACACGTGACGTATGTCCATATGGCCTGGTGGTTCCGAGCCTCTGGGCAAGTAGGTCACTGCCACATAGAAAGGTTTTCCACCAAACCGGTCGTCCTTGACGAATACCATGCTCTGCTGCTTGGAATCACGTATGAGGAACCTCTCATGCAGCGGCATGTCAAGCACATCTGCTCGGTTGCGATCAAATGCCTTTCTTATGAGATCAGTGCCATCTTCGATGCTGATACCGCGTTCTTCCATGCGATCCTGCCAGTGACCGCTGAGCAGGAATCGACCATAAACTGGATCTGTGGCCCAGACGTCTTGATGCCTTGGTTTGATCTTTGGCTTGGTGGTTTGCTGCGGCTTGCGGCCCTTGTAGACTGGATCTGCATCAGGGTCAGGTTCCACATAGCTTCTCCACTTGGCTTCATCCAGCGCTGGTTCCCAGACCATGGTCTTGGCTCCCTTGGCACTGGGTTTGAAACCTGTGTGACGATAGAACTTGATCAGATTACCTTGGCTGACCTGTCCCTTGTTCCAAGGATATAATGTTAGCGCGATTCCATCTTCGCTGGCCAGATCCTGCAGCCTTCGCATGGCACGAGTACCCACGCCCTGTCTCTGTGGATATGCCTGGAACCATTTGACTTCCACCGCGTCGCGCTTGCTCAGGCTAGGCTCTAGCTCAAACATGGCAAATTCAGCATCATCTCCTTTGCCGCCCAGCATCATCACGTGGTTGTTCTGCCAAGTCTGCGGAAACTGTGCATAGACTTTTTCTATCCATGCACGGGCTCGTTCTGAACGAGGACTAAGTTGTATTGCTTCTGTGGTTAACTGATCTATGCGCATGCTGATATTTATTGGTCCTGCCGCTTGTGAAATTCCAAGATATGCTCTATAAATAGATCCTCGGAGCGCAAGGGCCACAACCCCCATGCACGGCAACACAGGGGTTGAACATGAACAAGCTAGAATCTTACATACGCGCTCACGCCTTTGACATACCCACGCTGGTGCTAGATGTTGACACTGTCGAGAGCAATTACAGAGATCTCAAGGCTGGCATGCCCGGTGCACACATACACTATGCGGTTAAAGCCAATCCTCATCCAGCCATACTGCAGAGATTGGTCAACCTTGGTTGCAGGTTTGACGCTGCCAGCCGAGGCGAGATAGAGCAGTGTTTGGCTGCGGGAGCGCTGCCAGAACACATCAGCTTTGGCAATACCATCAAGCGAACACAGGACATAGCTTGGGCTGTGCAGCAGGGCATCACGCTGTTCTCAGCTGATGCGGAAGAAGAGCTGGAAAAACTGAGCCGTTTTGCTCCGGGTGCCCGCGTGTTCATACGCATACTGGTCAGCAGTGCTGAAGCTGAATGGCCTCTAAGCCGCAAGTTTGGCTGCAGCAGCAGCTATGCTCTGCCATTGCTGGATCTGGCCAGAGACCTTGGTCTCGACCCAGTTGGGCTCAGCTTTCACGTGGGCAGCCAGACCAAGCATCCCTACATGTGGTATGATTGCTTGGACACAGTGGCCGCCATCTGGGAGCATGCTCGCGCTGAAGGCCATGAACTCACGCTGCTAAACATAGGCGGTGGTTTCCCAGCCTACTATGGCGTTGATATCACGGAACCACAGCAGTACGGTGAACAGCTGATGCAGGCTATCGCAGATAGGTTTGATGGCGTGGAATACATCATGGCTGAACCTGGCCGTGGCATGGTGGGAAGTGCAGGTGCCATAGCTGCTGAATGCCTGTTGGTATCGCGCAAGACACCTGGTGATCCCGTGCGCTGGGTGTTCCTCAACGTTGGCCGCTTCAGTGGTTTGGCAGAAGCTGAAGGCGAGGCCATCAAGTACCAGTTTCTGACTGTGGGCAAGGAATCAGAACGCACCAGCGAGTGCATAGTGGCTGGTCCGACCTGCGACAGCGCAGACGTGCTCTATGAGAGAAACAAGGTTTTATTTCCCGACAGCTTGGCATCTGGTGACAGGGTAATCATCAAGACCTGCGGCGCGTATACCAGTACCTACAGCACCATAGCATTCAACGGGTTCCCACCATTGCAGGTAGTAGCTATCGGCTAGATCAGTGTCCTATGCTGGCCAGCACGATCACGCTCAGCATGACCACCCAGATTGGTAGCAAAAGAATTACCAGTGGTATGAGACAGAGGATCACCAGGACGTCCAAATAACCTCCAAGTGCAGGCGACTGCCTGCTGAGCAGGACCAATATC